TAGACCAAGCAAAACTTGTTCCACTATTAGTTAAAACAATACAAGAATTAGAAGCTAGAATTACAGCACTAGAAAGTTAATGAAAGTAACCTTAGAACAACTTGCTGTCAAAATTGATTCACTAACTGACAGACTAGACAAGATGGAAACTAAGGTTGATGAAGTATCAACAATGGTAAACAAGAGCAAAGGAGTAATAGGTTTTTTAGCATGGGTAATCGGTATCTGTGCAATAATTTATAATATGGTGAAGTAGCTCATGGGATTCCCAATCGAGTTAGTCAGCATGTTAATAAGTACAATACTTGGTGGAGTTCTTTCCATCATGGCTCAAAAAACAAAAGACAAAGCAGAGCAACAAAAGATGCTTATGCAACGTGCAGAGTTTCAATCCCAACAATTTGACAAAGCACGAGAAGTAACAGATTCATTTACTAAAAATACTCGTAGAGTAATTGCAATTGCATGTGTACTAGCAATTATAGTGTTACCAAAGTTAGCACCATTCATAGACCCTAACATGCCTATCTATGTAGGTTACACAGAAACAATACAACAAGGTTGGTGGATATTCGCAACAGACATGGACATGACACAATGGAAACCAATGTCAGGATTAGTTATTACACCTTTAGATACACATGTCGTATCAAGTATTATTGGTTTATATTTTGGGGGCAGTCTTGTTAGACGATGAAAAGATTATTAGCATTACTATTTTTATGTCCATTGGCATTTGCTGACGTAACTACAAACAATCCAAATTCTAGCCAAACAAATTCAAGTGGTACAAATACTGCAATACAATCTTACGAAGCCGTAACAAATTATAATTCTGGAAGTTCACCAGTCACAAATAGTACAACTACAAATTCTACTAGCAATAATTCTAAAACAGCAGTAGCACCTGCATCTGCACCTGCACTAAATTCCTACTCACAATCAAGTTGTGTTGTACCATTAAGTTTAGGAATGACAACGATTGGCTTCAGTTTTTCTGCAGGAAATTATTTTAAAGATGAAGCATGTGAGTTACGCAAACAAGCTCAACTTCTTTCACAAGTTTTAAATATGAAAGTTGCAGGGATTGCACTGCTTTGTACTGACCCAAAAGTTTTTGAAGCGATGTTAACAAGTGGAACACCATGTCCAATTCTGCATAATGGTAAAAGTTTGATAGGTGAAGAAGCAATGAAAGTTATATTAGATAGACGTAAACCTGTAAACGATAAAATAGAGCAATATAGGAAATATAAGGAATCTTTGTCTAAAAATGGTAAAAAATCGAAATAAAAACGAGCTTAAATGCCCTAAAATCGGTTTTAAACGAACATTGTGGTATGTTAGTATCTCGGCTTTTTTAACATTCTTTACGCATGTTCATGCTGAAATAAAGACTACAACTAATCTTTTGGTAAACCCTGATTTCGAATCAGGGAATTCTAATGGATGGACATTGAATGGTGATGTTCAAGTTATCAGTGATTGTTGTAATAGCCAATACGATGTTGAATTCGGTGATGCAGGTAGCATCGAACAAAATGTAAATTTATTAAGTAATGAAATAACTCAACCGATGTTAGATAACGGACTACAATTAGATAGTTCAGTATTAATTCAAAATGGTGAGGGAGGTCAAGGTGGTTGGGCTTCAAATCGTGGCGATGCTGATGAGTTCACAATCAGGTTACAAGTAAAAGATGCAGACCAAAATGTTTTAGGAACGCACACGCAAAGTCGAACAACAACAACTGACATCATAGGACAAACATTTACTGATACATTAATTTATGGTGGAACAGGTGGAAGCATAGCCAATATAAAAATATCAGGAACGGATTCTAATGCACCCAGTATACTCGGTGGAAGCAATCTAGACGATGTTAGTTTAACGTTAACTTACGATGATACGGTTTTATCAGCACAACAAACAGAAACATTACAAGAATTAGAAAAAGAAATATTTGAATTAGTTCAAGTAGAAGAAATATTTTTCCAAGAAACTATATCGGTAGAAATGCCAATAGAAGAATTTATTGCTGAAGAAGAAATAATTTTAGAAGTAGAAAATGAATTTGTAGAAGAAACAATTATTTTATCTACTGAAGTTTTTGAAGAACAAACAACAAACGAGGTCATACAAAATGAAGAAGTCGAAGAAATCCAAGAAGCAGAAATTTTTTCAAGCTCACCACGAAGCGATGATGGAATTAGCGAAGAAGAAAAAACAGAAAACCAAAACATTAGTGGGAGTATTGAAGTTGCAATAAGTATTGAAGATATAAGTAAAAAGGTTTCTGAAAAAATAAAAAGTGCAGAGGGTCAACTTAAAGCAACCCAAATAATTATAGCCAAAGTAATGCAAAAGAATAATAATACTCTTAATCAGTATTCAAAAGTTAATGCCGAAATATTTAATCAACCTAATTTAGTTGATAGAAATATAGATGCATACATGAATAATAATTACGTTGATATAAGAAATATATATCAAGATAGAACATACGAGGATAGAAATGGATATTAAAGTTATAGCAGGTTTAGTTGGTCTTGTAATTTCTTTGGGGTCTTTGATGGTAGCTCAAGGAGAATTACTTACAAGAATAGATGTTTTAGAATCTAAGCAATCAGTCAACCTTGAGCCAATCATTCAGGGAGTCAGCGAAAACGAAAGGAATATCGCAGTAATCAGAAAAGATATTGAGCAATTAAAAGAAAAGAATAATAATCCTTTATTGCGATGATAAAGTTTTTATTCAAAAAGATAAAAACAAAATACTTAAAACCTGAACTTTCTGTAGTAGAAATTATATTAATACTAATCATTGCGAGTGCTATTTTAAGGGGTTGCTAGGGTATCGGAACATATAAATAAAATGGATTACGGGCATTCTAGGACGTGTTTTTTAAACAAAAAAGAGCCGAAACAGGAGAGAATCGGCTCTAAGGGTAGAAGTTTCTATTTTATAGAATCATGCAAATACTGTAAAGGTAAATCGTTTGCAATATATCCATGACGAATAGTATCAAAGTAATAAATGCTAGGACGTTGGTATTCACCTGCATTCATTTTATAAAACATTAAGTCTTGGATTTCTCCGTCAGGCATACGAACAACTAAATACTCTTTACGATACAAGTGTGGATAACCCTCGTATATATCTAGTGCATCTTCGCATGAATCAGTAATATTCCAAAGTACACCATGCACTTCCGTATCTTTATGATTCTCTATATCAGCAACAGATTTGAATACAAGTTTCCAGTCAGGTAAAGTAAACCTACCTACCTTAGTTGCATCAGGGCATCTGTTAGCCATGTTCTCAATGTTGGTGTTAGCACCATAAGCAAAATATAACATTAATGTATCTCCATAATTATATTGTTTTCTATTAAAGCATCTATAAAACTTTCTAAGTCATTCTCAATATAAATCAACTTTATATCTTTGACTTGATACAATCTTAAAGATGCACCTTTACACCATTCGTAAATGTCTTTTGAATCACTTTTGACCCAACTCGTGCTGTAAAGCTCATAAGCTAGGTCAATCTTATTCGTAGACTTGAACGGTTGTTCTGTAAGTCCGTTAAGGTATCTCATCTATTCAACACCTCTGCTCTTGTTAAGTGGTAAGACTTTTGTGCAAGAGTTAAATAACCACGTCCAACTAATTCAGACAACATGTCTTTAAGTTTGTAAGTGTTCCAGTCTTGTGTTTTAAGAACTCTTGTACCACGTTTGTCGAATGCACAATTAACGATTGCTTGATTAAGTAAAACCCACTCAGCAATTTTGTCAGCATTCAAACTACCTTGATGCATTCTGTTTTCAACACTACCGTGTTGTGTATAGTTTTTGAAGTTCCACTTATGATATCTGTTACCTTGAACAAGTCTTAAAAGTTGGTCTGTATTTTTAGTGTTAAGTCTTTTGAAAAACTGACTAGGTGTTTCATCTGAATATCTTAATGAAGTAAAGTTATCTTTACACCATTGTGATTCACCACGTCTACTAGAAGAAACTAATTTATTCATTGCAAGTTCGTACTTAGCAATATATTTAATTAGTTTCTTAACTTGTGATGTTTTTGTATTACGAGCATCAGTATGAACGTGAAGTCCACATGAAGCATTTATTCTACCATTAGCATCTAAAACTTTGATGATTGATTTAAGAGTTTCTAAATCATTCATGTCGCTAAGAATTGGTGTTACTAATTCAAGACCACCTTGTGATAATGAAGCATCAGTTTTTAATCTCCATGCAGATGTATCTGTATCTGTATAATATGCTTCTCGAACATCAACACCTGTTTCTTGTTTGATTTTACGAATCATTTCACTTCTGCTGATTCTACTGATAAACTCTATTTCTACTCCGAACTTTCTCATTATTTTTTCTCCTGTTTATCTAGGCTTAATTGCTTCGATAACTAATATTCTCATATGTAGGACGTTATGTCCAGTACTATATTCACAAATAACCTATTTATTTTCACTTTTTTTACTATTTCCTATAAACTAAGGGCATAAACGGATTTATAGAGGTTTCACATGGCAGGATTATCGGTAGTAACAGCAGAAACAGAATATGCTGTAACTTTGACAGAAGTAAAAGAACAACTCAGAATTGATGGGTCAAGTGACGATAATGTTCTTAATAGATTAATTAAAACTACTCACAATTGGGCAAAAAATTATACTAAGAGAAGTCTGACCACTCAAACTTTAAAATTATCTATTGATAGTATTTATGATGTAGACATTCCACTACAAGAGGGAATGTATCTTGGCATCGACCAAGACATTTCGAGAAGAAGTGTTTTATTACCACAGTCACCTGTAGCATCTATATCAAATGTAAAATATTATGATGATGCTGATAGTGCAAGTACGTTTGCATCGAGTAAATATTATTTAGATTCAGCAGGTGTTCCTGCAAGATTTGTTTTAAGAAATGGTGAAAGTTACCCAACAGGTTTGAGAGTTGCGAATGCAATTGAAATAAATTATGTAGCAGGTTACGGAGGTGCATCCGATGTTCCTACTGATATTAAACAAGCATGTCTAACTTATCTTGCATATATGTTTGAGCATCGTGGAGATTTGATGGATGGAAAAAATGTTGGGTTACCGACTTTAGCAACACAACTTTTACAACCGTATGTTGTTAGACAATTTTCTACAAATCCTTATCGTGGTACTGCACATTATGGAGGGATGATTTAATGTCTCTTATCGGACAGATGAGAAACAGAATTGTCTTACAAACTTTATCTACATCTAGTGATGGAGCAGGTGGTCAGTCGGCATCTTTTGGTACAGCAACAACTGTTTGGGCAAAGGTAGAAAATTTATCTGGAAGCGAATCTATTTTTGGAGACCAACTTCGTGGTACAAATAGTTATCGTTTTACTATTAGATACTATTCTGCATTAACAGAAAAATATAGAATCTCATACAACTCAAAAACTTTTAACATAAGCTATGTTCAAGATTTAGTAGAGGGTAGAGAAAAGTTTCAAGTCGTATTGGCTACGGAGGGTGTTGCAACATGATTAGTGTAAAGATAAAAAATAATATTAATCGTAGAGCAGATGAAGTACAAACTAAATATGAAAACAATGCACAGAACTATGTTGATTCAATCGCAAGTTATTTTAGAGGTCAGGTTATAAAAAGTATGTACGCACCGAAGACAGGAAAAACATATCCTAAAACAAAAAAAAATATACCACATGTATCTTCTGCTCGTGGCGAAGCACCTGCTGTTGATACAAGTAATTTAGTTAAAAGTATTGAGCTAAGAAAATTAAGTAAACTCGTAGCCAAAGTATTCACGAATGTAGAATATGCACCATATCTAGAATCTAATTTAGATAGATATTTTATGAGTCCACAATCTGTTGCATATAAAAATTCAGAGAAGATGGCTAAAGCATTAATAAAAAAACTAAAGGTTAGATAATGGGTTTTCATTCATTCGATTTACAAACTGCAATCTTTACACTCCTATCAGGTGATTCTACTCTTGATGGATTGGTCGGAGACAATAAGATTTTTGATAACGTTCCACAAGATACTACATATCCTTATGTTCGAATTGGGTTAGAATCAACATCAGATGTTGGTACAAAAACTTTAGATGGTAATGTTCATAGGGTAGACATAGAAGCATGGAGTCAATATAGAGGTCAAAAAGAAATTAAACAGATTATGGAGAGGTTGTATTTGTTATTGAATAACACTACAATTGGCGTTACAGGAGCTAATTCTGTTATGAGTTATGTAGTAAATACTGCGACCATAGTTGAAATAGATAACCTGACAAGACATGGAATTATTACAGTAGATTTTACTGTATATGATAGTTAACTATTTATAGGATATAAATTATGGCAGTACAAAAAGGTGCATCTCTCTTAGTGAAGATTGGCAACAGTGCGTCACCTGAAGTGTTTACCACAGTCGCAGGACTTCGTGATACTTCAATTTCAATCAACCAAGAAACAGTAGATGTAACAAACAAAGACTCATCAAGAGTTAGAACATTATTAGCACAAGGTGGTGTTAAATCATTCGCAATTTCAGGAAGTGGAGTTTTCACAGACTCAGCATCAGAACAATCTGTATTAACAGCATTCGATGGAGCTACATTTAAAAACTTTCAATTCTTAGTACCTGATTACAATACTTTCACAGGTGCATTTCAAGTAACATCTATTGAATATAGTGGTACTTATAATGATAGTGTTCAATACACTATGAGCTTTGAAAGTGCATCCACAGTGACAATCGCTACTGTATAATGTGGATTGAAAAAGAAGTTACTATAGGTAAGAGTGCATACTCTGCTCAAGTAAACGATGGAGAATCACACATCGAAGTAGAACTGTCATACTTCGATAAGTGGTTATCATGTTTAAATGAATCTATGGTAGTAGATGGTAAGTCATATAAGATTCATAACATGAATAATGTTGGTGATAGAGACGAAATTATTAAAATTGTTTTGAATAAAGGAGCAAAAAAACATGAGTACAAATCCGATAAAAGCAGAAAAAATAATTAACTTTGGTGAAAAGTCTTATAAGGCAAGAATGTCTTTAGACACAATTATTAGAATTGAAGAAGCATTAGGTTGTTCTGTATTAAAGATTGGCACAAAGCTAACACAAGCTGATTTAACTACATCTGAAGTTATTGCAATACTTACTCTTTCTGTAAGAGCAGGTGGGAATGATATAAAAGATAATGATATCAAAGAAGCTGTAAGTACAATTGGATTAGTAGAAGCAATTAAAATCACAGGTGAGTTGCTAACATTGGCACTCGATACAGGTGATTCTGTCTCTGAAAAAAAAACAAACCTATAGACGATGACTATAACCTACCTGTTGAAAGGTGGTTAGAGATTCTTGTCGGCATGATGCATATTCCATCTAGTCAAGTATGGGAAATGTCAATTCGTGAAATCACACTAGCCATTAACGGCTTTAAGGAATACAATGGAAACAAATCTAGTAACATGGATAGAGACGAGCTAGATAAATTAATGGAAATGTACCCTGATTATTAAAAATGGAATTAGATAAACTTCTCGTAAAAATCGAAGCCGACACTACGTCTTTACAACGTGGTTTGCAAGACGCTAAAAATAAAATAAATAAATCAACAAGTCGTATGGGTAAAGACTTCAGAGGTCTCGGAAATTCATTAGATAGTCTTGGTGGTAAAGTAATTAAATTTGGTGGATTACTAGCAGGAGCATTTGGTATTTATCAAGTTGTGCAAGTTGTTAATGTTGGTAAGCAAGTTGAAAATTTACAAGTAAGATTAAAAGCATTATTTGGAACAGCAGAGGAGGGTGCTAGAGCATTTGAAGTAATGCGTAAGTTTGCTAGTCGTGTTCCGTTTAGTCTAGAAGAAATCCAACAAGCATCTGGAAATTTAGCTGTTATATCTGAAGACGCCAACGAACTCGGAGAAGTATTAGAAATAACAGGAAACGTTGCTTCTGCTACAGGTCTAGATTTCAGACAAGCCAGTGAACAGATTCAAAGGTCATTCGCAGGTGGTATCGCATCTGCTGATGTATTTAGAGAACGTGGTGTTCGTGCAATGTTAGGATTTAATGCAGGTGCAAAAGTTTCTATCAACGACACAATAAAAGCATTCAAAGAAAAGTTTGGTCAAGGTGGTGAGTTTGGAAATGTAACTAATGACTTTGCAAAAACTCTGACTGGTACATTGTCTATGCTATCAGATAAATTGTTTAACTTTAGATTAGCAATATCTGAAGAATTTATGAAAGCATTGAAAAAAGAATTTGGTGACTTAGATGAATCTTTACAAAACAGTCAAGATGCTATAGAAAAATTTGGTCAGGAAATAGGAAAAGATTTAGCAGGCTTAACAAGTAGTCTTGTCAAAAACATTGGGTTGATAAAAGAAGCATTCGAAGCATTGTTTATTTTGTTTGGTAGTGCTGTAGCAGTAAAAACATTTACAGCTATTAAGAACATGAATGTTTTTGCATTATCATTAGCAGGAGCATACGTTGTTTTAACTGAAGCATTTAAAGAAAATGGTGATGAATTAGAAAGACAAGCAAGACTTAGAGAAGAACATGCCAATATTCTAGGATTCTTTGGAATTACAGTTGACAAGTCCACAAGTGAATTTGAAAAAAATAGAGAAGAAGCAAAAAAACTTACAGATACTTTAGATAAACTCGCAGAAAAAACAAAAACTGCAAATGATGTATGGCAAGAAAAATTAGACACTATCAAAAAAGGTCAACCTGAATATGACATCATGCAACACTTGACTGACATATTGGCTAGGAATTTTGAAACATTAAAAGGTGAGAGTATAGAGTTTGAAAAGATTTTTGACAAAGCAGTTAAAAATATTGGTGATGCATTCGGTGATGCAATAGCCAAAGGTGAAGATTTCGGTGATGCAATGAAAGATATTTTTCAGGGTGTAATTTCACAAGTAGTATCTTTGATTGTTCAATTATTAGTTCTCAAGCCAATACTAGATTCTATCAAATCAAATCTCGGTGATGGTGGAGGAGGTTTTGGAGGAATGTTTTCAGACTTAACAAGTTTCTTGGGATTCGCAAATGGTGGTTACATCGCACCGAACAAACCTGCAATCGTTGGGGAGAAAGGAGCTGAAGTATTCGTTCCACATACAGCAGGACATATTGTTCCTAATGACCAAATGGGAGGTGGTGTAAACGTAGTACAAAATATTTCTTTCAGTACAGGAATCGTTAGCACCGTCAGAAGCGAAGTAATGAACATGCTACCACTTATAAAACAACAAACTGTATCAGCAGTAGCAGAGCAACGTAGTCGTGGTGGTGCGTTTGCTAAAACATTCGGAGCATAAATGACATTTCCTACATTTCCAATTTCAATGCCAACAAGTCCTACTAACTTTGTAACCAGTCAATGGAGCATAATAAGAACAACAGGTTTTACTGAAAGTCCGTTTACATATGCTCAACAAGTTTCAGAATTTCAAGGAGCTAAATGGACTACCACAGTTACATTACCACCTATGTCAAAATCAGACGCAGGAGCATGGACTGCATTCTTTACACAACTTCATGGTAGACGTGGAACATTTTTAATTGGAGACCCTGATAGAAAAACAATTCAAGGAACTGCATCAGGTGTAATGTCTGTTAACGGTGTTCATGCAGTTGGCTCATATTCAATTGTTGTTGATGGTTTAAATGCATCTCAATCTAAAGCATTTAAGAAAGGTGATTACGTTCAATTCGGAAGTGGTGCTACATCAAAACTTCATATGATTGTAGATGATATATCGACTGATGGAAGTGGAAATGCAACATTACAAATTGAGCCAAGTCTAAAGACGGCATTAGCTAATAATGATGTTGTAACCTACGCAAATACAAAAATGGTAGCTAGGATGGATTCTAGTGATTTAGGGTGGCAAAGTAACGTAAACAGTCTTTATCAGTTCAGTTTCTCTTGTAGCGAGGCTCTGTAATACCCTTTTTTCCGATTTAAACATATATGGTGGTATCAAACTATCAAGCAAAAAAAACCCTCTAAGAATCGCTTCCTAGAGGGTTTATAGTAGGAGTTCATTATTTATAACATCTCAATTCAGGAAAATGTTAATTCAATCCTACTAAATTACAATATCCCAA